CCGCCTTTCTCAATAATCTTCATAGTCCTAACAACCCCGTTAATCCGTGATTGGCAATAGCGTTAGTAATAATAGCGAGGCAAGTAATGATGTGGAGGATGACCCACGCTGTGCGGATCAGAGCCACCACATCTGCCTTGCGGCTATTGGAGTAGGCTTTAGTGCCTATTGCCTTGCACCAATACTCCCAAGCCTTTCTCATAACTACGTTACTTCGCAGCCAGAAGCGCCGCAGGCAATCTCACCAGTCAAGTCAGTATTGTCCTCTTCCTCTCTCACCTTTGTCAAGTCGATAGAGGTGAGGGCTGACTCCATCATTTCATACTGCTGTTGAGTAATATCTTCAAACGGTGCCTGCTTGTAGGTGCCTCCCATATAAGGCAGAACAGAAATTCCATTAAAGTGGTTGCGATTTTTCCACATCCACTCACCGACAGCATCCCACTCATGCTCTTGCACAGAGACAGTAACAGAGACATTGTGGCTGTTTTGACCATCACGGTGTCCTGACCTAACCCACTCACGGTTAAAGCGGCTAGTGCGGTCAAGCAGTTCAAATGGCGACTCATGCCTTAGAATAGCCCCCTCTGGTGCCTTCTGTGGAATTTCAATAACTGCCTGATCGTCTGGCCGGAAAAACTCATCTTCAACCAACTCGGGGTGATTCTGAGCAAGATAGCTATAAATAGCTTCGTTTTTTCCCACCCGCATACGGCGAATGTAGTAATCATTGTGCCAAGCGTGAATGCCGCTGCTGCTACCAAGAACAAGACTGCTAGTCCCTGACGGCTTAATTGTCGTAGTACGCGCTGCCTCGTTAATCCCAAGGATGCTCGCCAATCGCTTGTTTTCCTCAAGCACAGCGTCACTAGCTTCCTCCAAATCAAGATCAAGAACAGCGCCTGAAGCAATGCCAGTCATGCCTACGCCAATAAGCGCGTCTTTTTCGGTTGTCTCTTTCCACACATCGCGCAAATAGTGGAAGTCGGTGTAACCAGCTTGTAGTGTGCCAATGAACGATGCTGCCTTCGCTCGCTCGTTAAGATCCTCCTGATCTTTGACATTGCTGACGTTAAGTTCACACAGGTTGCAAAATTGGTAGGGACGCAGGCCAATTTCAGCACAAGGGTTAGTTCCCCAGTCCTTATCGTTGCTGAAGATGACACCAGGCTCACCTGAGCCAGACGCAACAATCTTATCCCACAATTCATCAAAATCTTTTCGCTTTACCTTGTGCCGCAGGATAACCGCCGAATTGTTTGCGCGCCCCCGGTGTGGGCTGTGCTCCCACCACTCACCATGCTTTGCAGTGAGCATGTCTTCATCGTCCATGCTAAATAGGCTGATAAGCGCAGCACGGCGAATACCACCAGCAAGCACAGCATCAGCAATGTAGCACATAATGTCATGGACTTGAATAGGCTCTAGTTTAGTGCCTCGGCCATTCTCTTCAAGAGCCAAATCAAACACTTTTTCGATATTGTGCAGGCAGTCCTTTAGCGGCTGTGGGCCGGGAGCCTTGCCACCACTGGTAACTAGGTTGGCACCCTTAGCACGAATGTCTGAGAAGTCAAAAACAGGACGCGGCTTGCCGTAAAAGTATGCCTCACACAGAATCTTAACTGCGTCTGCCCAACCCTCGATACTGTCGCCTACAAGAAACCTCTTGCGCTTCTTTAGTGGGCCGACGACAGCGGGCAGTTCGCCAACATGATGGCGCTGGACGCTGTAGCCTACGCCTGTGCCTCCTAACAGAAGAAACATCGCTTCTGCAAAGCTGTCAGGGTGATCCACTGGCATGTAAGCACAATTAAAGATTCGATTTGGACTGTTTTGAATTGGCTTGCCACCAAACTGCAACGAGCGCATGGAAGGCAGAACCTTCTTAGTGAACACGAAGTCTCGGTAGACTTGTTTAATCTCTTCTCTAATAGAAGGGTACTTGTTAATGTGCATCGCCATGTTTCGTTCTACAAGTTCATCCCAAGTCTCTCGACGCCCGATCTCTGGAATGTACTTTGCATACTTGGTGAACGTGACAATGTCCGAAAGCACTTGTGCAGACTTAGTTGTGATCGCTGATTCTGTCATAGATTGCTCCTTCTTCTTTTCCCCAATCGTTTGAAATCTGCTCGTCAAAAGTTGAATTGTAGTTGATCACTTCAATAATTGCCTCTCGAGTCCTAGCCAGACTGATCATGTCCTCCCCTTGACAAGTCATCGGGGATTCACTGTCTAGTATCCTTTGAATGTGCCACTCAATAGTTTCTAGCTGGTGCATGAGCAGTTGCTTGACCATATCATCCTGCGACTCTTCTGGAACTTCTAGAAGAATCCTTGTCTTGCTGCTCTCGTTAATCATAGCTTCTCAAATCCTCTGTCAGTACTGAACCATACCTCATCTACTCCCGCCTCGTCTAGCGCAAGGCGGCAAACAGGGCAGGGCTTAGACAGCCGTAGTTCGCCTCGTTTGTTGAGGCGGCAGACTACAACTGTCTCGACATCTTCCCTGGCCTTGATTAGAGCCGCTAGTTCAGCGTGCAAGCTGACTTTCTGCGGCCTACCTACTCGCTTTGCGTACTCTGCCTGCTGTGGGTGCGTCTTCCTGCTGTTGGTTGCTGTAGCTACAATATGTCCATTATGGTTGAGGCAGATAGCCGCGTGCCTAAACTTACTTTCAGACATCTTTGCAGCATCTACCACTTTATCGACATAATCCTCCCGTAGCTTTTCCATATCAGTGAACCCCAGAATCAACGTACGCACTCAGCATCGACTCGGTGATCTTTAGAAGCATCTGACCATCAGACAGTTCCTCTTCATCTTCGTTAATTGCATTGGAGGTTGTACTAAAATACATGGCTTTGTACCCAACAGTTCCAGAGTCAGCGTCTTCATAAAACTCAATGGCACCGCAAAGTTCGTAACCCATACTTTCCATATCAATGTACGCGCCGTCTTCGTTGTACTCGTCTTCTGCACTCATTAGAGATACTTCCTCTTCAAGTAGTCTAGGCTCAAGGGCATACCACAATAAAATCCATTTCTCACTTCGTTCTTGACCATTACACCGTCAAAACGGGCATTTCCCTGTGGGCCTAGATAATCTTCGTCGTGCTCGTAGCAAGTGCCCCAAACAAGACCTAATTTAGCCCGGCCAAGAGCATCATGGATCATTCCGTGCTGGTACACCTGCTGGTGCCCTTGGCTGAAACTCTGCCCCACTTTCTGTAGCCTGTTCTCAATGTTACCTGACAACGGGTTTTTAGTCAGAGACAATGGGTTCACAAAATAGTGACTGTATAGAATTCCATCAATCTCTACAATGTCTAGAAACCCGTGCCTTTCCCAGCCGTACTGCTCAAGCATCAAATCCTTATAGCCAATGGTTCCTTGAAGCCGAGGATCTTTATGGACAGCACGGGCGATACGATGTTCATGGTTGCCAAGGCAAAACACAAGGCGAGGCTCATACCGCTTCTTCTTGTTGATCGTCGCACGTTTCTGATAATGCCGAAGCGGTGCAAGCAGATTATCCATTCCTTCCATGCCAGAACGAATATCATCGTTATATGTCTTGTCGTGAAAGTAGGCGCTTGACCTGTCCTCGTACATTGAAAGACTCGCCATATCCCAATGGTCGCCAATATGCACAACAACGTCAGGCTGAATGTCAACAATCAGGTTCCCAATGGCTGTAAGGTAATCTTTGCTCGTTTCTGGTTTACAATGAACATCTGGGATAAACAAATGCTTTTTACTCAATCCATTCATCAGGAATGTACTCCCCTATTGCATAAACAAAACCGTTTCTTTTACACCAGTCAGAATACCGCATTTTGTGGTTTTTGGTACACCACCCGTCTCTCTGGAAAAGAAACCTGATATCAACGTCAGGGTTAGACTCTTGCACAGCAATCATCTTTGTTCGCATTGCCCCGTCAAACTTTCCTTTTATCTCTACATGGATTCCTCCAGGCAAAACTACGTCTGGTGTGTATTGATGACATTTTAGCATCACCTTACTGCCGCACTCTGGACAGTAACCTTGCTTGACCTCTTTTGTGTAGTCTAGTTGATAAGGCTCATACTGAAACTTGACACCTCTGTTCCTCAAGTTGTTACACACGCGCTCTTCTAGTCCAGATCGGTACGGGCCTCTTGCCTTAAAGCGCGCCATCACGTTGTTCCTCGATTGGTGGCTTAAACCCTTTGTCGTCATCGTGGCGCATCAGGTATAGCAATTTGCAAGTCGTGTGCATGTCTTCAACAGGGTCTGAATCAATACCGTACTTCTCGTAGTTGATCTCCCACTGTTTCAAGCAAGTCTTGTAGAAATCTAGATCAGTGACACACTCGTTTAAAATAGACCCAGCTTTTTTTGCTCCAATCCTGTAAAGCCCTTTGATGTTATCGGCACTATCACCAGTCAAGACTTGGCACCAATAATTGAACCGCGCTTGGTGCTCACTCAACTCATAGTGCTCTTCATCCTTATTGTGTGTGCGCCACCGGAAGTGCTCACCCGGAACTGTGTCAAGATCCTTGTCGATAGAGCAAAGCACTGTCCTGCTCCCCCGTTCCTGCTTATTCCAGTGCTGCCAGCCTATGGCTGACAATTCATCGTCAGCTTCCCAACCGTCCCGGCTGATCTTGGCGTCCCACTTGTTCAGAAGAAAATCTCTGACAGTCGAGTAATGGTAAGGCTTAACAAAGTCTTTTCGGTTGGCCTTGTAGTCCTCAGACACTGAATAACGAAAGTTTTTAGTCAAATCAGAGACAGTCAAATAAAGTTCAACGCCAGTAACATTGTCAAAGCTATCAATAATGTTGTTAATTATTGCGTCTGTATTTTCTTCAACATCGCCAACTTTTCTAGGTACTGGGTTAATCTCAATCTCTGTGTCGCCAGCCGCCTCTTCTTTAGCGTCCTTAAGAGAAGAGAAAATGTTAACCAACTGACCGTCAGGGGAGAACAGCCCGTAGTCCTGAGAAGCGAAAGCTGATGCGTACACAATAGAGTCGGCATCAATAATTAAATCGGTCATTTTTGAGAACATCGCTCACCTCTTGCTCAAAATCTTGCTTTTTTGAGCGCCTTGATTTACTGAAGTGCTTGCCACCCTTTTTCATCCATCTGTCGTCATCCCTCATCCAGTCGGGCTGTTTCCGCCTAGTCTTACCCATACCTAACCTTTGAACTATTAACTAACCCTTAGAAGTTGGTGCCCCGAGCAGGATTCGAACCTGCAACCCTCGGCTTAGAAGGCCGATGCTCTGTCCAGTTGAGCTATCGGGGCTGTTGCCTAATCAGATTTTTTATGCTCTGCAAAGTGACAAGGCGGACATAGCCATCTTACTTCCAAAGGTTTTGAATAGTCTTCATGGTGTCCGTGAGTGTCTTTCCTTCCGCATTTTTCGCAAGACTCTCTTTTAAGCCTCCCGTCTCTAACTGCATTGCTTAGTAAGTAATGCGCTCTGTATTTCTCAGGAAACTTCTCTATATAAAAATCTCTATATGCCTTGTCTTGCCTGCAACCTCTTTTTCTGTCGTATCCCCTGTAATAATCTGCGCGTTTAGATCTATTTTCTCTAACGTCTTTCTTATTACATACTTTGCACTTATTAACTCTGCCGTCTGCCATTCGAGGATGCCGATAGAAATCTTCTAACGGCTTTTCCTCATTACACTTAAAGCATGTTTTTAACGAGGTACTCATGCTGCCCTCTTAGCTAAAAGGAATTTCATCATCAAAGTCTGCATCGTCAGCAGCCATCGCAGCCTGCTGGTTTTTCAACTCATTCTCTTCCTGTTTGCGAGTCTCATCAGCACTTACACCGTGCTCTGCGTAGGGAACAAAATACTCCTGTGCAATACGCACTACGTCCGCCGCTGCTTGGTCTAGGTCACTCTTGCTTGTCAGTGTTCCCGCAACAATTTGTGCAGCGTATCCCATCGCACTCTGGCGCATGATTGCTGCCTGTCGGTCGCCGCCTCCTACCGGAGCAGGATTATTACTAGCAGCAGCGACAGAACCAGAGTTGCCGCTAGATACGCCACTACTTCCACTTCCTGCCTCCTTCAGTGTAATATCGGAAGTCTTCACGTTGTTGTAAGTGCGCCCGTTGCGCTCTACAGTCTCTACAACCGCCTCAATAACATCACCCTCGGCCAACTGGTGCCAGTTTGATCCGACCTTCAGGTTAGCAGCCGGCTTCTTTTTCTTTCCAAGCCCGTACCAAGTACCGTTCACATTCATGTTGACTGCATACTGGTTCCCAAACTGGTCTTGCTCGCCAAAGTCCTTGACGTAAACCTTGTCTACCTTGCCTTCAATAATCTGCTTACCCATCATTTAACTCCGTCTGCTTTAAAAGGTTGCTTCAATATCAATGGGTTTCTGCCCATGAATCGCCTGACTTGACTTCACCCGCTAACGGGCAACGAAGCCCCAAAAACTCTGTTGTATTCTCAAATGCGCTATGTACAGCCTTAGTGTACCAATCTATCCAGTCTTCGTGAACCTCCGCTTGTACTTCATCGTGGATGTTGCCGACAAATGTTACATCGGCCCCTGCTTTCTGTATGTAAGTGTCAAGGTAGCACAGTACAACCTTCATGGCAATACCGCCACCGCTCTGAAATAGATAATTCAGCGCCTTGTGTTTCATCAGCTTACCGTCGCTATCTGTACGCATCCAGATTTTACGGCCA